TTTGATAAGCATAAGAAACAATTAGAAGAAGAGAATCAAGTATTAGCTCCTAGTGGTGATGTCTATACAAAAGACTTTCAAGGATTCCTACCTTACCTTATGAGTAAGATGTATGATGATAGGGTTGTTTGGAAGCAGAGAATGATTAAAGCCAAGCAAGAGTATGAAAAGAATCCTACACCTGAATTAGAAAAAGAAATATCCAGATGTAAGAATATGCAGATGGCTAAGAAGATTCAATTGAATAGTATTTACGGTGCTTTAGGTAATGAATACTTTAGATGGTTTGATGTTAAGTATGCAGAAAGTATTACTAAGGGTGGTCAATTATCCATTAGATGGGTAGAGCATGCTGTTAATCAATACCTTAATAAGTTGTTAGGATCCGAAGATAAAGATTATGTGTTGGCTATTGATACCGATTCCATTTATGTTGTTATGGATGATTTGGTTAAGAAAGCTTTTGGCGATAGAGAAGCACCTGTAGAGAAAGTTGTAGAGTTTTTAGATCAAGCTGTACAATCACAATTCGAACCTGAGATAGATAAATGTTATGAGATATTAGCTGATTATGTAAATGCTGATAGTAATAAGATGTTTATGAAGCGTGAGGCCATTGCCGATAAAGGTGTATGGACCGCTAAGAAAAGATATATCCTTAACCTTAGAGATGAAGAAGGTGTTAGATATAAAAAGCCAAAGCTTAAAGTTATGGGCTTAGAGAGTGTAAGGTCAAGCACACCAGCTGTTATTAGAAAATATATTAATGAAGCTTTTGTTATTATGATGGATAAAGGTCAAGAAGGTGTGATTGAGTATCTCGAAAATAAAAGAGAAGAATTTAGGACCTTAGATTTTAGTGATGTGGCTTTCCCTCGTGGATGTAAAGGTCTGCATAAATACTTAGATCCCTCTTCAATATATAGAAAGGGAACACCAATCCATGTGAGAGGTGCCTTGTTGTATAATCATTACCTGGCAGAAAAGAATATAACAAGACATAGTCCAGTTATGGATGGTGATAAAGTAAAATTTTGTTATCTCAAATTACCAAATCCTATAAGAGAGAATGTAGTAGCTACGCCAGGTTACCTACCACACGAGTTAGGTTTAGATAAGTATATTGATTATGATATGCAATTTGATAAGAGCTTTGTAGAACCTATCAAGTCTGTGTTTGATGCTATAGGTTGGGAGATTGAGAAACGATCAACGTTGGAGGATTTTTTCAATGGCTAAGATAGATGATTTTTCATTTGATTTTGGATTCTCAGCTATGGATGCAGATGAACTAGAAGTAGTTCAAAGTGCAAAAGAAGAAGCTACGGCTGCTTCTACATCAGCTTCGGATCTGGAAGATAGATTTGCAAAACTATATAATATGGTACAACCATTACTTAATAATCTTAAAAAGAATCCAGATAAGGATTATATCTATTGGCCAAATAGATTAGATAAGATTGAAGAATTTAGTGATGCATTAGACGCTGTTTACATGAACAAGAGTTGACATTGAGGTAACAGTGTTATATAATAATAGAAATGTTTGGAGTTTGTTATGAGTGATTTTTTTAGAAATTTAGTTGAGGACATGAAAGATGAAGATACAGTCATCGCTGCTGACGGAACTGGTTCAGCTGAGTTTACTGGTACTATTGACACCGGTAGTTATATTCTTAATGCTCAGCTATCTGGTAGTATATACGGCGGGGTACCTAATAATAAGGTTACCGCATTTGCTGGTGAGAGTGCCACTGGTAAAACGTTTTTCGTCTTGGGTATTGTCCAAGCGTTCTTGAGAGACAACCCGGATGCAGGGGTTGTATATTATGATACAGAGGCTGCAGTTACAAAAGATATGATGGAGAAGAGAGGTATTGATACCGAAAGAGTTATCCTTGCCGAACCTGATACCATTCAAAATTTTAGAACACATGCACTTAATGTGATCGATCAATTTTCCAAAACACCTGAGAATCGTAGGCCTCCTATGATGTTTGTTTTGGATTCATTAGGTCTTTTATCTACTACAAAAGAGATGGAAGACTCTTCAGCAGGTGCTGAGACTAGAGATATGACAAAGGCGCAATTGATTAAAGCGACCTTTAGAGTATTGACTTTGAAATTAGCTAAGGCTAAAATACCTATGCTAGTTACTAATCATGTATATACAATGGTTGGTCAATACATTCCTTTGAAGGAAGTCAGTGGTGGTTCAGGTCTAAAGTATGCTGCATCAACAATTGCTATGCTTACTAAGAAGAAAGATAAAGAAGGAACAGATGTTGTTGGTGGTTTAATTAGTTGCACAACATATAAGTCAAGACTATCAAAAGAGAATAAGAAAGTAGAAGTAAGATTATCTTTTGAGAAAGGCTTAGATAGATATTATGGTTTACTTGATCTTGCTTGTAAGTATGGTATCATTAAGAAGATAGCGACAAGATTCGAAATGCCAGATGGAACAAAGCTATATGCTAAATCCATTTATGAGAATCCTGAGAAATACTTTACTGATGATTTACTACAGCTTATAGATAAGGCTGCAAGAAAAGAATTTATGTATGGTGAGGATTTTAATGAAGGATCTATTTCCGATTCCGATGCTGAAGGAGTCGCTAGCGAACAGGGTGGACAATCAGAAGCTTCTTAATACTATTCAGAAGTTAAGATTAGCTAGAAGTCCAGACCGAGAACAATATACCTCTTATTATGATGAAGATCCTATGGAAGGGATCCAATGGGAAAATTTAAAAGGAAGGATATTTGACCTTGGAGAAGAGTTCAGAAAAGCAACCGGAACACATAGAGTGTTCACAGAAGTCAATGCGTGGTGGAATCTATACGGATTTCAAAACCACCATTGTTGGCACGCTCATCCTAATGCTTTATTCGCAGGAACCTTTTATGTTAATGTACCACAAGGGTCCAGATCTATTCAATTCAAGCACCCATTAGAGACATTAATACAGTCTTGGGATACAAATGCATTTTCAGATACTAGGTGGTCTCAATTTGTAGAGATACATCCTAGTGAAGGTGATTTATTAATATGGCCATCGTGGCTAGAGCATACGGTTCCAGAAATAAAAAATTCTAATCAAGGATTGAACCGTTGCACTATTAGTTTTAATTTGATATAATATCGTTATGGAAAAAAATATATTACAGCATTTAATATTTAATGAAGAGTATGCTCGAAAGGCTTTACCTTTTTTGAAAGATATTTACTTTGCTGACATAACCGATAAGAGTATATTTAATTTAGTAGAAAAATATTTTAATGAATATAATGCTACACCAACAAAGAATGCTTTATTAGTAGAGCTCGAAAATTTAAATAATATATCGGATGAACAGTCTGCTGAGATAAGCAATACAATAGTAGGCTTTCAAGAACCAGAAGAAAAAGAAGCAGAATGGATCCTAGATAAGACGGAAAGATTTTGTCAAGATAAAGCCATCTATAATGCTATCATGGATAGTATTCAAATCATAGATGGTAAATCCCAAGAGACCGAACACGCAATACCTGAAATGCTTTCAGAAGCATTGGCTGTATCTTTTGATAATCATATTGGTCATGATTGGTTAGATGATGCAGAGAAGAGATTTGATTTTTATAAGATGAAGGAAGAGAAGATTCCTTTTGATTTAGATTATTTAAATAAAGTTACCAAAGGTGGATTAAGTAAGAAGACTTTGAATATAGCTTTAGCAGGTACAGGTGTTGGTAAAAGTTTATTCATGTGTCATTGTTCGGCTGCAAATATATTGCAAGGCTATAATGTATTGTATATTACAATGGAGATGGCTGAAGAAAAGATTGCAGAAAGAATAGATGCTAATATATTGAATACAACAATAGATGAATTAAAGATGTTACCTAAAGATGCATTTGAAAAGAAAATGGGTAGAGCATCAACAAAAGCAAATGGTAGATTAATTATTAAAGAATATCCTACAGCTTCGGCTCATGTAGGACACTTTAGGCATTTGCTTAATGAATTAAAATTAAAGAAACAATTTAAACCTGATATAATTTATATTGATTATTTAAATATTTGTAGTTCAAGTAGAATGAAAGGGGCTGCAGTAAATAGTTATACTTATGTAAAGGCTATTGCAGAAGAGTTAAGAGGTTTAGCGGTAGAGTATAATGTTCCTATTGTTAGTGCTACACAAACAAATAGACAAGGATTTACATCAAGTGATATCGGATTAGAAGATACATCAGAAAGTTTTGGGTTGCCAGCTACAGCAGACTTTATGTTTGCTATTATTAGTTCAGAAGAATTAGAAGACCTGGCACAGCTATTAATTAAGCAATTAAAGAATAGATATTCGGATCCTAATTTTAATAGAAGATTTGTGGTTGGAGTAGATAGACCTAAAATGAGATTATATGATGTAGAGCAGAATGCACAAGATGATATAATAGAAGATGTACCAGTGTTTGATCAATCAAGTTCTGGAGAATCATTAACAACAAAATTCAATGAATTTGTATAGGAGTAGATATGCCGTATATTGAGAAAGCAGGAGTTGATACAATTAAAAATCAACTAGAGCAATGGAAAGGAGTTATGCACGATCCAATGATTGATGGATTTAACGGCTTCGGTTGCAAACAAAAAATAATGAAAGTGATGTGGGCAGCACAAGCTGCTCTTGAAGGGGCGCCGACCTATCATGGCGAAGAGGATTGGATAGCAGAACAAAATCAATTTTAAAAACATTTAGCTGGAGAATAATAGCCACATGCACAACAATAGCAGTAGCTTATTTCTTTATAGGAGATATATCAGTAGCACTAAACATAGGTGTAGTTGAGTTCTTTGGTAAGATGATAATTTATTATATGCACGAAAGAGTGTGGAGTAAATATTAGTGGAAAAGAAAACGTTAATCGTTGGATTCGGCTTTGTAGGTAGAGCTACACAATATTTTTTAGAGAAGTATTGTAATACCGAAGCAGAGATTGTGGATCCAAATGTAATGCTCCCTATGTTAAAGAATGACAAGTGGGATTACGTATTTTTATGTGTGCCAACTAATCCAGGTAAAGATGGTAAGTTGGATCTTTCTATATTGAAAGAAGTATTTAACAAGTATGATGGTGAACAAATTATAAGAAGCACCGTAGGTCCAGATCAAGTTAGTGAATTTAAAGGAGCTACATTTTGGCCAGAATTTTTAAGAGAGAATCGTTGGAAAGAAGATATAGATCATCCTCAAGTAGAACCTGTAGTAGGTTATGAGAGTGAAAGTAAATTTGCATTTTGGTTACAGTATGAATGTCTAAGAGATTTAATGTCTGTTCGTATGACAACACCTATATTGTCAGCAGCATTTAAAGTAACTAGGAATGCATTCTTAGCACACAAAGTTAATTTTGCTAATATACTTTTTGATATAGCTCAAGCTCAAGGGTTTGATTATGATACATTAAGATTAATGTTAGAGAATGATACTCAGTTAGGCGCATCGCATTGGCACGTTCCAGGGCCGGATGGCAAACGAGGATTTGGTGGAAAATGTTTTCCTAAAGATTATGGTCATTTCAGCAAACTGACTACTAGTGAAGTATTAGAGGCTGTAAAAAAGAATAACGAAAGATGAAGATATTAATATGCGGGTTACCTGGTTCTGGTAAAACTACCTTAGCTAGAGAGCTTGCTTATCACTTCTGTCTTCCTCATTATAATGCAGATGTTATGAGAGAGTTCTATGATGATTGGGACTTTAGCGAACATGGTAGAATGATACAAGCATTAAGAATGGGAAGAGTCCCTCATGGTATTATGGATTTTGTTGCTCCTAGACAACAATTCCGTGATATGGCAAAAGCAGATTATACAATTTGGATGAACACTATCGAAGAAGGCAGGTATGAAGATACTAATAAGATATTCAGAATGCCTACCAAAGTAGACATTGAGGTAAAAGAATGGATAGATCTAGACCAACTACGCAGCTCCTTGGAAGATTTCAGCCGTGGCATAAAGGGCATACAGAGTTATTTAAACGAGCAATTTCCAAAACTGGTCAAGTAGTAATACTTCTAAGAGAATCAGACGGAACAGAGAAGAACCCATATTCATTTGATGCTAGAAAGGCTATAATAATAACTGAGCTAGCTAAAGAAGGATATGAATATTCACTACATTATGAGATAATTAGTGTCCCAAACATTACTCATATAACTTATGGTCGAGATGTAGGCTATAAGATAGAACAAGAAACCCTTGATAAATCAATAGAATCTATATCTGCAACGCAGATTCGTAGCAAAAATTCTCCTAAAAATAATTAAAGTTTTCTGACGAAACCGGTTGCCTTTTAATCGGTTTTGTGATATAATAATAATATAGAAGATTAGGAGAAAATATGAAAAACTTTATAAGCGGGTACGAATACACAGGAGCTAACGCAGAGATATTATCAGCAGTTGGTGTTTCAGAAGTTTGCACATTTAAGCAAGCTCTTTCAATCGACGGTATATCTGGTAAAGATCTGAAAGGCATTAAATCATGTGCGTCTTTAATGAGATTCAAAAAAGACGAAGTTGAGCAAGATGAAAATGGCGTAGATAGACCTAAGCCAATATTCTTTGCAGTGTTTGATAAAGAAGATATTTTAGCTAGGAGGGTAGCATAACATGAAAGAACTATTAGCATTTGTTAAGGCGGAGAACGTCAAGACTAGAGAGTGGATTAACGCTGCTCCTGGTAGAGCTGCAGGGCTTTATCCTGAAGATGAAGCTTATTGGGTAGAGAGAGGTATCTCTACTGTGGCTGAGCTGGAGAGAGATCAGCTTATTAATTTCATCTATGATGGTCATAAGGATGCTTATGGTTTCAGAAATCGTGGATACGATTTTGATTCTATGTCTATGGCTGAGCTAGAAGCTGAGGCTGATAGAATCAGCGATGCTATTGAAGCTGAGAATAAGCGCATGGATGAAATGTATGCTAGAAACACTGCTGAGTTTGAAAAGCAGGTTGCTAAATATTTAGAGATGGCAGGATCTCGTGAGGCTGCTATCAGATGGATCTTACAGGCTGAAGGTCTTGAAAAAGAATATGATGCTGGATACATTTGTTATTCTTTAGGTCTTCCATATAAAATGGAAGGTGAGTTTAAACAATTAATTGCTGCTTAGGAGGTTGTATGGATTATTCAGTAGTTAGAGATGCGATAGAAGATATTTTAGATAATAGAATTGGTTTTGCTGATTCAAAATTATTTAATATCGCAGCACGTGAATTGACAGGTTTGTTTTTAGGCTTTGCTCATGAACACAATGAAAGCGAAACATTGCTTTTAGAATTTTTGAGTATGGTTAAGAAGCATAAGATTACTAATATAGATACCGGTGGGGATCTTAAAGACGTAAGTGATCTTATTGATGATAATATTACATCGAATCCTTTTTATGAAATGACTGAGTTCGCATTAATGCATTATCGACCTGGTAAAGTTCAAGCTGGTCCTGGTGAATTCTTTTTATGCTTCTATGATGAAGGAGCTGAGTTCGGAGTAGACAATCATATCGGGTATGATATTAAAGTAGCTGAGTGTAGACTAGAGCTTAAAAAGTTAGGATCTAATTTTACTACACCTGATATATTTGATAAGTATGCAGAGAGTGGTGATGTAGATAATCTATTGGTTGTGAAGCCAGTATCAGATGCTAAGAAGCCTAAGTTCAGATCTAAGTTTATTAGTATAGATGTTAATCGTTGGAGAGATGCATTTATTCATGTAGAACAATCTGATGGGTTATTGAACTTGAGGTTCAAGTAGTGCCGAACTTTATTGGAATATATCCAAAAGCATTTTCTGATGAGCTGTGCGATGACTATGTAGAATGGTTTAAACAGAAGCATAAAAAATTTGGCACAGTTAATAAACAAAACGGTAGAGATGATGTAAGTATCTTTGCTGTTAATCATGGCTCAGCTGAAGAGTTGAATAATAAAGCTAGAGCTATATTAAAAGACAAGTGGAAGCATTACGCTGATAAATGGGAAATTGGCGGAGCTGCTTTCGAAGACTTGTTTATGGAAGACTTTAAAATACAATGGTCTTATCCAGATGGTGGTTTTTACAGTTGGCATACAGAACAAGGTAGAGGTGAATATAGTAGTAACCGAATGGGCGTGTTTATGGTCTACCTTAATACAGTCAACAAAGGTGGTAAAACTGAATTTAAACATTATGAGTTAGATGTAAAACCTGAGAAAGGAACATTAATATATTGGCCTGCTTCGTATACACACAGACACAGAGCAGCCCCAGATCTAAAAGAGGATAAATATATATTAACAGGCTGGCTATCATATTCAAGAAAAAGGGATAGAGATGGCGATAATTCATAGCATTAGAGCTCATATACGCGCGTATATGCGCAAGTATTTTAGATAGGTATATAGTAACATGGCTTATAACTTTTTTCCTAAATCTACCGCGTCTATTGAGAAAGAACTCAAGGCTGGTAGTAAGTTTAATGAAGATAGAATTAAAGAAGTTCAAAGAGCTTTTGAATTTCTAAGTCAAACGTATAGTCATAAAACACCTATCAATATCGATAAGCAAATACCTAGTAAGGTAAACGTCACAAGAGATTTACAAGGTCAATTTAATATAGGTGATCTGCCTAGAAGAATTGGCGCAAGCAACGTTAAATTTAAATTTGGAAATGGATCCTCAGGTAATAGAGGTGTCAACAACCAAGGTAACGCATTTGAGAAAAGATTCTCTAAAGCATTTCAACAATGGTATGCTGGAGAGACTGTATCAGATGATAAGTATGTAAAGGTTATAGAAAAGTTAAACAAGCTATATGGTCCATTTGGTATTGCATCAGGTGAATCTTCTCCTGTAAAAGATATGGGAGCAGCTAATACGAAAAGACCATTAGTACCAGGTGCAGGTGGTTGGATTATAAGAAATGGTTCAAGCAATAGTGTTAAATTAGATATTGGACCAATATTGGGTGATATGGCATTGTGGTCGATTAAACATAGAGATTGGATATATCTAAGTTTAAAATTAGGTAGCACAACTTCTTTCTTTAATGTTGGTACAAAAAAATATTTAAAGACTGCAGAAATAAAAACAGGTCAAATTAAAGATAGAAATGGTAAAGCTCTTTTAGCATTGTTTGGTATTAACAATAGAGACTTTTGTGATATCTTTAATGGTACAGCTAAGAGAGGATTTAAAGTTAAGAAGCAAACCAATACAAAGCTAACTAAATTATTAGCAACAGGTATTGGTAAAGGATATCATGTATTACATGAAATGCCATCTGGTGTAAAAGATTACGTTTGTGATGATGCATATTTAAGAAGTGCAGCAAGAGTAGGAGCCTATACTATTCATTATGGTGGTATGGGTGGTAAAGGTAAAAGAATAGACATGACCATGGAGTCGAAGCATTATAACTTCAAATTGAATATAAGAGATACTCAAGGTGGTGATGGATATCCAACAAGAATGATGTGTGATTTTAAGAAGAAATATTAATATGAAAAAATTCTCTACAATAATGGAACAAAAAAATACTCATATGGAGCACCTAGAAGAGATTGTCTTCGATGGTGGAGTTGATGGTGCACGTCAATCTATTCAGTTCTTAATTAAATTAAGAGATTCATTATCAGGATACTCTAAGCAAAAGATTAATGCTACAATTAAATGGGATGGAGCACCAGCTATATTTGTTGGTAAGGATCCTAGCGATGGTCAATTCTTTGTAGCTAAGAAAGGTATCTTTAATAAGACGCCTAAGGTTTATAAAACAGATGCCGAAGTAGATGCAGATACTTCTGGTGATCTTTCCGTTAAACTAAAAACTGCATTAAAGAAATTAAAAGGAATGCAATTTGATGGTGTTCTCCAAGGTGACTTCTTATACACTGCAAGTGATCTCAAAACTGCAACTGTGGGTGGCGTTAAGTATATTACTTTTCATCCTAACACAATCGTATATGCTGTACCTTATAATTCATCATTGGGAAAACGAATCCGAAATTCCTCTATGGGTGTGGTGTGGCATACAGCATATTCCGGGAGGTCCTTCGAGTCCATGTCAGCCTCCTATGGCGGAATAAACGTCAAGAAGCTGGATAAGATCAGAGATGTCTTTATGGCAGATGCTGATTTCAATGATGTTTCAGGTAATGCGTTAA